CACGTACATAAACTTTCGCGCGGAGGTTGTTCTTTCTGGCCCCCGATGAGCCCACAGCATTAACCGTGAACGGCGTTGGCGATTCCAGCTTTCGCCCCAGTGCGACTTTTTGCGCTGAGGCAATATCCCGTACGACAGCTGTCATGGCTTGAGCTGTGGCGAAAGGGATCTGCTTCTGCAACTGCTTAAGCTGTCGGGATAAATCATTAAGCGTTGCCATCGTGTTTTACCAATAAAAAAGGCCGCCGCAGCAACCTTTATTGCGTTTACATCAGCTTTATTTTTACTTCGTATCCATCAAGCCCATTCATTGTCTCAAGTGGAAAAAACTCGATTTCTGAAACCTCTTTACCAGTTTTCTTCCTGATTTCAGTGATCTTTTTCTTAATGAGTGCCGAGATTTCGTCTTCGGCTTTACGTTCAAATTCTTCACTTTTCATTGAAACACTCCTTAAGTGACCCCAACCGATTATAAATAATAGATTATCTCCCCTGACAATGCTTAGGAATCATCATGCTAGCCAGGTATGTTGCCTTCCGTACCTGCTTAGAAGGAGGTACTGGCGGACTTCAGTCATAGTTTATGTGAAATTTAAAAACGATACTGTGCATAGGTCCATGATCGAAATTCTTCAGCCTCAGTGGCAAAGTGACCGTATTGCTGGATGAAAAATTCGATGCTTCGGCGACAGGGTTGATTAATAAATGAGCAGGGCATCAATTGCAGGAGTATACTGAATACCCATACATCAAGCAGGAAATATTTATGACTATATTTGATGACCTTAAGATGTACATGGACAAACAGGTTAAAGTGACTTGCCCTCACTGCTCTCACATTATGGAGCAAAGCTCCAGCAAAATGCGTAAAAACGTCACCTGTATTTGCCCAAAATGTGGATACTTTTTCCTTCCGGAGGAAGGGTAAAAGACGTTATAAAATTTCCATTGTTGCTTCTCAGACCTTACCGCTTAGGACTCATTGCAGCAAATACAGAAACATACAGTATGACTTCTTGCGAGAAGATGGAATATCTGTTCACTCTGACATGTATTATTACCTCAGGCATGAGTTTTAAAAAAGATTACAAGCCTGCACTTTATACGAGTCATTTCTGGTTCATCTATCTACTATTGGCTGACTCGTATGAAAAAAACGAATAATAATTTCCCTTGGTTGTTTTGTTTGACTTGCACCTCACGGAGGTGCTTTTTTTGCGGCCGTAAAATACAAACGAATAACAACTAAAAACATTGAATTATTTACAGGCACTTAGGGAGCCACACTTGCAAAAATTTTGCAAAATAAGATACATAAAATCATATCAATCAACTGTTATTAGCGCATTTAAATATATAAACACACATCACACTAGATTATGCACAACTCTTTTATTTAACTACTACAATTAAATAACACGCTAGACACCGGAGAATACAATCATGTTCAATAAAAATCATAGAAAAGACAGAGAATTACCAGGTGAGTTAGAGGAAAATTATTCTGAGGTTTTAGAACCACCTGAGGATCAGTTTACAGATGCCGCAAAAACATCTGCTTCACGAGCAAACCATGCAATGCGCAATAGCGCAAAAAATGTCAAAGACAGTATAGAATCCAATCCATTCAAATGTGTAACCGTCGTCGCAGTTACTGCTTTAATAATCGGTTTTTTCCTAGGTCGGAAATAGTTTAAAACTAGTTAGTCTTAGACCTAACCAGCACGTGACTGCCCACCACGTTGCGTTGCTGGATATACATTTGCGATATTATTGTGTCAATGTTCACCGTACCCTTCGATAGTTCACCTTCACTGGTTTGTAGTGTGCTTGTACTTCCGCCTTCTGGTGACATTTTGACGATAGGACCTGCAACCGAGCAACCAACAACAACCCCTCTACCAGCATGTTTTCATATAGCCAATGCTGCATTTATGGCCGGCAAGGGGTTTATTTGGCAGTGTAACTAACTAACGAAAGCACAGATCTGTCGGAATGTGGTCAGCACAATATCCAACATGTGCCTGGAGTAAAAATCTGATGTTTCAGATCTAAAACCTATAGATGATCACGTCCATAAGACGTGGAACGCCCAGAGGCGGTTAGTTTCAGTAAGACGACTGTTACCTGTGAATGATAAACAGTGATTTGCATTTCGGGCAGAGTAACGTCTTTTCCTGGCGTACCTTTGTTGTCAGATGATTGGAGCTATGGCCGCAAACAGGGCAAGTCACTGTTGTTTTGGTAGCAGTATCGATACGTTTTAATGCGTAATCGAAAAATGACATGAGGATTAACCTTTCAATGAATGGGTCTTACCATACCACGACAAGCTCATTTTTTAATCAATTATTTAAGTTATATTTACTCCCCTGGCTGCTCAATATTAAACAGCCCTGTGCGTTCGATGCGCATTAAAAAGCCCCGCTATTGCGAGGCTCGTTGCTTCTCGGCCTGCCTAATATCGGCCTTATCCCGGTTGCACTGGCCCAGCGCCGATAGCAGGCTGACGTTCAAATCCAGACTCTCGCCCCACGTCATTTTGTCGGGGATGTCGGGATATAGCGTTTCAGCTGTCAGGCTGGCCGGCAGTTGCACCACCGGCACCTTGACGTAAACGGTCTTTGTATTGCTGCAGCCGCTTAACTGCGCCAGCAGGCACAGGGCGATTAGTGCAATCATCATTCGCAACAGCAACCCGGATGTCAGCCGAGGCTCCCGATGCGTCCATTGCGATCTGCTCTTTTGCATGCTGGTTAGCCTCGGCGATGGAGTTGAATATCGTCATGGTGGTCAGGACGTTTGAGGTGATGGTTTGCGCTGCATCAACCTGCTGTTCTGCGTTATCAGCACGGGATTCCTGCTGCGCTGCGGTGTTGTGATAATGCATTGCCAGCCACCCAAGACAAACGATCAGGCAGATAACCACTGCGCTGATTATGGCGGTTAAGCGGCTCATCTTGTCACCTCCCACAACTGCCTCTCAATACCACCGTTGCCGACAGGGTCGCGACCAGCACGGCGTTTTACACTCGATTCGGCCCAACTACCGCGTGCTGGCATCAATTTAACTCGGACGAAGCCCGCAGCACGGAGTGATGCGCCAGATTCGTCAGCCTGGGTATATGTGATTATCCGCCGAAACCCCATCCCCCAAGCGGCGCGACGAACTGCAGCATAAAGCATGCTGTTGGCATTCCTGGTTCCGTCAGTGCACGTCCTGTTGACCTCAATAGTCATACCATCATCAAAATGTCGGGCAACGGGACGTCCCGCCATAGCAACGCCAACTAGCAATCCGGAATCATCCTCCAGACCAACGCTGAATTTGTGCCCCACAGGAGGTTTGTTATGCCGGTGATTTTCGGCAACGAACTGGCGGGCAGCCTTGAATGTGATGGGAATAATTTTCACTGCTCTAACCCCCAGCACGTCAACGCGCTTTCCTGGTCACGGCGCTCAACCTGGCCGTAGCAGCCATTCTTCTGGCCTTTGGTCAACCGGCAATCGCGGCCGCCGTCAAATATCCACCTGCGGATCTCCGCGCACGCCCCCTTGCGGTCACCGGCATTCAGCTTGCGATAAAAGGTGCTGGGGAAACATTTAGGGGGGCCGATGTTATACGGGCAGAAGCTCGCGATGCCGACCTTTTGCGGCGCCGTGAGAGGGACCTTGATATTCCGGTCTACCCAAGCTAGCGCCTTGTCGCGCTCAATGGCATTAACCTGATCGCACTTGTCCTGCGTTAACTTCATGCCCTGCGTTACAGGCTTGCCATCAACCCGGGTTGCTCCCCGGCATATCGTCCAGACGCCAGAACCATCACGATATGCCGTAAGGCTGTTACCCTCTTTCTCATTCAGGAACTGATCCATGAGCGTTGGAGCTGATGCGCCGGCGGCAATTAACGCCAGCATGGCCGCGCTGAGCTTCGTTTTTAGGTTAGCCATATCAATTATCCTGTGGGGGCGGGCCACCGTAGCCACGGTCCAGTGACTGCTGATACATCTTCGTCCAGCGGCGCTTGTAATACAGATTGGTCAGGTAAGTCGCGACACCGATTATCACACCGCTGGCCAGCGCAATAAAATTCCAGTCCAGCCCGTGAAACCAGTCATAGGTTTGTGCCAATCCGGTACATATCAGGCCGCCTGACGTGCAGTACGAGGCTGCCGAAAAGATTTTGTCAGGCATTTTCATAATCTCTCACCTCCGTGGTTACGGATGGCGTTGTGATGGAAATAAAAAAGGCCACCATCACGGTGACCTCAGGAAGGGGGAAAATTGCAGGCATAAAATAACCTCGCAGAGGCGAGGTTTCGGGTGAATTGTTTATTGCTTTTAGACGCTGCCATCGTGGCGCAGCTCTGCCAAGCATGAAGGGATTATTAACTTTTCTGGCCCGTTTTCAACTCCATATGGAATAAATAGCACTTTTTGTTAAAATGCGAATAGCTATACGTCCTTCATCTTTTGCCTGACGGCAAGAAAAACCTTCGCCCTGAATATCTCCAGGCACCACCGAACCCGCTTACGTGCTTCACCGTTCGTCAGCCATGGCGCCACGAGCTGCAAATCCCTGGTGATATCGGAGATCTTATTTCTGGTCGTGTAAAACTGCATCCCTACGAGGTAAATCGGATCGTCAGTTTTAAATGTCTGCAACATGACTTCCTCTATAAAATCAGCATCGTCACGACGCTCTGATTCTTCAATCATATCTTTAAGCGGCATCGCCCAGAGTATTGTCCGGGCACGCGCTGCTGCCTGTGCTCCCCTGAACCCCTCTTTGCGAGCCTGTTCGATGGCATCGGTAATGCGGGATAGCTGGCTATCGGACCACCCAGAATCTTTAACGTCAGAAAAGAAACGACTGCAATTCTCTAATCGATATTGGGCGCGAGTTTTACCACCGACACATTCTCCCCATACAGTGAGCATTGATTTAATCCAGGCAGATTGAATATGAGCCAGCGGTGTAAATCTCCCCAGCCAGCTCTTGCGCGGAGCGGCGGCGACGATTTCTAATCCTGCACTATGAATGCGGCGTTGACGTGGTGTCATTCTGTCTTCTCCTTACGCCAGAACGCCGAGCGCATAAGCCCGGTCCAGCAATTTAATAATCAGCACCGGCTGGGTACCGTTTTCGCGTTCAAATTCCCGTGGGTTTTCATGCAGCTGTCGGTGATGTTTTCGGCATAGCGGGATCGTAAAAATATCGTGAGCCTTTGTACCGACGCCGCCCTGCCCCCAACCAATCAAATGATGTGCATCGTCAGCTGGCTGCCCGCAGCACATGCAGGGTTGAGTTTTTACCCAGGAAAGAAAATCAGGGGATACCCAGCGGATACGCTTAGGCCTGGCAAAAAACGTGGAAGGGGCTTCCGGATCAACGAGCACACCTAAAATTGGATCCTGGCGCTTTGGGGGTAACTCTGGTGGTGCAGCAGGCGCAGGAGACATTAAAGCCAGACGCTCCTTCAAAATGCTGGTGGATGGTACAGACGGAACAATATCGCTTTCCCGGTAGACGGACTGAAAACCGTCGGCCTTCAACTTCAGGGAACGGCGGGCCATTTCCTCGGTGATTTCGCTCCCGATACCCTCGCAGACCGCCCACCAGCACAATTCAGCGAGAGAAAGCATACGTTCTTTGTTGTATCCCAGATAAATCAGTGCCGTATCAATAATCCAGTCGGTCGTGTTCAACATAACCAGATTATCGAGTGTTTGCGTGGTCTGATTGCGAAGATCGTTATCACAATGCCAGCAGGCGCGTATCGCCCCGGGATCATGTCTGAAATTTACCAGCTCTGGGTGATGATAGGTTGAGTGTGGCCACTGGCAGTGCTTAACCGTACGTTCAAGCCACGATTCCAGGGCATTGACTCCCCCCGCAGCTGCAATAACCCGCTCATTCATGAAAAAGGACTTGAGCTCTTTATCATCCCGCAGCGGTTGCCGGGCATCAGCCAGCCGGCCACTAGGCAGAGCGTCCATATACGCAGGTGGCAATTCCACCAGCACGCGCCCTTTGCCAAATAGAGGCATTAGCTCGCCCCCTGGCTTCAGCAAAACAACACCCAGATGTCGGGCGATATCAACTTTAAGCAATGCCCGCATCAGTCCCTCCACATTTTCTGTAAGAAGGTTTTGTCCGCGCGGGGCTCCTTTTCTGACTCGGGTAAAAACACGCTAACCTCCCACGATACAAAATCACGGGATAGGCACTTCTCTACCTGGTAGTTCGCCTTCCGGTAGCGCGCCACCAGCTCCAGTGCCTGCGACTCCGTCAAACCTGTATGCTGAAACCAGCTTCTCTTCATAGCTGGGCCTCATACAGTCGGATGAACTCAATAGCACGTTCGCGTGCCCCTGGTTCGTTATGAACCATTTCCTGCAGCAGCTGCACGGCGAGCGATGGCTCTTTATGACCGACGATAGAAATACCGCGGGACATATTAGGGGCGATGGTGATGACCCCTTTTCTGCGCAATGCGCGAAGGTGTTCAGCAGCCGCGTTCGGAGACGCAGCGCCAATCAGATCTGACAGTTCTCTGGCCGTCGGCGGGTAACCGTGTTTTTGGATGAACGCAACAAGGAGATCAAACACCTCCTGCTGGCGCGGGGTCAGTTTCTGGAATGACGAAAGACCAGCGTTGTCGTTATGACTGCCGGTCTGATTTGATTCTGGTTTTGCGATGGTATGCGCCATGGTTTCTCTCCGTGGCGCAGCAGGTATAGGTTGTTCAGGCCTATGACGGGAGTGTAACAGAACCCGGCGGAACCTGGTAACCAACTCCAGCCTTCGCCTTTTCTATCATTTGCGCAAATAACGAGAGAGTCCCCACGATCTCATCTTGCTGTAGTGGCATAAACGAAACTGCATCACCTCGGCGATACATCAAAGCACGATCACATACGGGAAAGGATTTGAGACGGGCTACGATTACCCCATCATCGCATCTGATAACTACATAGCCTGTGTTCGGCATTCCTTGTTTTTTCCCCACTACAAAATCCTCTCAACAAACCAAGTAACTTTCACGCAGTAATTCAATGAAACCAATCGTCTGCGCTTTCCCACGTATCCTGGAGAATCTCTTCGATAGTTTTTTTATCGCCATCTATGCCACCGAATACACTGAGCCCGTCAACCCAGGCACGGCGAATAGTTAACTTGCAGCCATCATATTTTTGATTTAGACGCCGCAAAAGCTCCTCTTCCAGCGCAGGCTCTGCACCATCAGGCAGGGGCTTCTTGCGGTCGATTGTGATTTCAACTCTGATAGCAACCTCGGCATCGATTAACTGTATATATATACAGTACACCTAACTTACAAAATGAGCAATATCTAAAGAGCACAAAATATCAAATGATTATCATTCGATATATATAAACCCATCGAAGTTGGATAGGTAAATGATACATAGGACTACTTAATATTATTTAAGCAACTCCCGTAAGCTTTCCCTTATTGTAATAATAGCCTTATATTTTTCTTCAGCCAGATCTTCAGAAATTTCCTTTTTCACCATTAGCTGGAATAACTCATCTGTTTTATCATCAAGTTTTTTAAATAAACCCAACATGATACTTAGCTGTATTCTTTTTTTCCGAGATAAGACACGAGCCTGACGATTTAAATCAAAAACATTTAACATATAAGCAGCAGGATCTTTTAATGGTTCCAACACACCATCATCACCCACTAAAAAATAATCAGAAAGACTTTCCATAAACGGATCTACAAACCCAACCTTCCCATTATGGCTCGGCGTTGAAGTTAGTAATTTATCACAAGGCCAGTGATTAGATTTTAATATATTACATTTAGGGCAACTGATAACAAGATTATTAGGGTCGTTAGTTATTGCTTTGAAATAATCTTGAGGCCTAAAATGATCCAAGTGCATTCCTTCATACGCATGCTCCTCAAGCAGCAGATCACAGTATACGCATCGTTTTTGACAATCAGTTAGTATTTCATCTTTGTAATATGAATATCTATAATACCCTCCTCCTTTCTTTATTGAGTAATTTTTTCTCCGAGTTAATTTTGGATAAAACATATTACAGCCCTCTAAATAATTTTTCTATTTCAGAAATTTTATTCTCATTCTCTTTTATTTTCTCGGCGAGAGTTTCAATAATATCAGCATCCTGAAGATTAATACTCTTAGTCCTCAAATAGTTAAGTGTTCTAAACTCTTGTAACTCCTCATCATTAAGTTCATCAGTCATAGATTTTAACAGTAATTCATCTAATCTCTCTGCTCTCTGTGTTTTAATATCTGCAAATATATCTTGGTGTCTTCTTATTTTAGCGGAAATTGAATTTCTTTTTTCTCGATCTGACAAGCTTTCCTTTGCAATAATGTACTCGACATCCGCTGGACCATATAAACTATCAAACTCATCATTATATGCAGTAAAGATGTAAATAGGAATTTTGGAGTTAATGACTCTTAATTGCTCAGCCACATTCCGGCCTAGGTACTTTGCTTTCCCAAGTTGATTCATTTTCTCATCAAGTATATACGCCACAACGTTATTATATTGTTGTAAACTATTCATCATATCTGTAATTTCAAATTCGGGTTCTATCGCTATTAAATCGAAATCATCCCCGAATAATCGCTGCAACGGCTCTTGATATGTTGCCCTCGCTTCAAAATCATCATCTATATAAATTACTGTTTTCATTGTTTCTATCTCGCATAACCTTCAATATACAGGTACCGTGATAACAAATTCAGCACCACCAAGTTCGCCTTTAGGAATAACTGTTAAATCACCTTTATGATTATCCACAACAAAATTTTTCACAATA